ATGCAACAGTTCGCTATTGCAGGGGCGGCATCGGTTCGCCCTTTCAACCCGATTTTATCGGTACAGCATTCACGAAAAAATATTTTAACCGGAGCAGACTTTAAACAACCAAGAATGAAAAGTTTGCTCGAAAAGCTTTGGGATATTTTGAAACAACAAGGCCGTCCATGAGTTTTACAGATAACTGGTCAGACGAAGAATTCATTCGTCAGATGAAAGAATTAATCGGTAACGAAGGAGATATTCATGTCACTTGCAACCACAGTGAAGGAGAGCAAGTTACAGAGACGCATGTACACGCAGCAGGCGTTAATGTATCGCCAGAAGGGAGATCGTGAAGGTGTTCGCGTATTTTTAAATGCGGCAAAGACTGAAGTATTAAATCAGCGTTATTTCCTTGGGCCATGTCCATTCTGAGGTGAATTATGGATTTGAACAAATTCGATGAGCCATTCAGCCCTGAAGATATCGAATGGCGAATACAGCAAAGCGGTAAAACACGCGATGGCAAGGTGTGGGCTATGGTGCTGGCTTATGTCACGAACAGGGCAATCATGAAACGCCTGGACGATGTTTGCGGCAAAGCAGGATGGCGCAATGAATACCGCGATATTCCCAACAACGGAGGCGTTGAATGCGGCATATCAATCAGGATTGATTCCGAATGGGTAACCAAATGGGATGCTGCTGAAAACACGCAGGTAGAAGCCGTCAAAGGTGGTCGTTCCGGCGCAATGAAGCGCGCTGCCGTTCAGTGGGGAATCGGTCGGTATCTGTATAACCTTGAGGAAGGTTTCGCACAAACATCTCTCGATAAAAAGCAGGGGTGGCACAGGGCAAAACTGAAGGATGGAACAGGATTTTACTGGCTCCCTCCATCGCTGCCGGGATGGGCAATCCCAGCATCAGATAACAAACCATCACCAGAAAATACCAACCAGAAATCTCCATCGGTTGACTGCGAACAAATCCTGAAAGACTTCAGCGATTATGCATCAACAGAAACTGACAAGAAAAAACTCATCGAGCGTTATCAGCGTGACTGGCAATTAATGGCTGGCAACGAGGAGGCGCAGGCTAAATGCGTTCAGGTAATGAACATCAGAGTTAACGAACTAAAACAGGCGGCATAAATGGCAAGCAGAGGCGTAAATAAGGTGATTATCCTTGGTCGGGTAGGACAAGACCCGGAAGTTCGATACTCACCATCAGGAACAGCGTTCGCTAACCTGACAATAGCCACGTCAGAACAATGGCGAGATAAAAATACTGGCGAGCAAAAGGAATTGACTGAATGGCATCGTGTTGCTGTATCCGGGAAACTGGCTGAGGTCGTGGGGCAGTATGTGAAAAAAGGTGATCAGATTTATTTCGAGGGAATGCTGAGAACCAGAAAGTGGAAAGACCAGTCAGGGCAAGACCGTTACACAACCGAGGTTCATGTCGGAATTAATGGCGTGATGCAAATGCTTGGCGGCATTGGCGACAGCAAACAACAAGCAGCCAGCAGGCAATCACAGAAGCCACAGCAGCAATCATCACCAGCACAACACAACGAACCTCCGATGGATTTTGACGACGATATACCCTTTGCACCAGTAACTCTCCCCTTCCCTCGTCACGCTATTCACGCAATTTAATCAGGAGAAAATCATGCCAGCGCCTCTGTATGGTGCGGATGACCCGCGCCGCTGTTCCGGCAATTCCGTATCGGAGGTGCTGGATAAATTCAGAAAAAACTACGATCGAATAATGTCTCTACCGCAGGAAACGAAAGAGGAAAAGGAATTTCGCCACTGTATATGGCTTGCAGAGAAAGAAGAACGCGAGCGAATTTACCAGACATCAATCCGACCATTCCGCAAAGCCACATATACCCACTTCCCTGAATATATCGACCCGCGCCTGCGTAATTACCGCTCACGCTATGGCGCTATCAGTAATGACTGAGGAATTTACCATGAGAGGACTTGCATACAATCCCGGCATTCTTCCGGAAGAAATGATTATTCGCCAACGCGTAAAGCCAATGCCATCGAGAGAGGAATTGCTTAAGAGAAATTCTTCTCCGTCAGTGAATCAAAACAAATATCTGAATGCGATGTGGCGGAGTGGGAAGAAATGAAACGAATGACACTAATTGAGATGGATGGATTTCTGAAAGGTAAATGCATCTCATGTGATTTAAAGGTTAACGAAACAAATGCTGAATATATGGTGCGTAAATTTGCTGAAGCTGAGGCCAAGTGCGCGGCGCTGGCAGCGGAGAATGCGGGGCTGAAGTCTGGCGCTATGGACGAAATCAAGGTTATCAACCGTGGAGGGCAGGCATATTGCGTAAAAGATGGAGTGCAAGTTAATCCCATGTATGCAAGAGGGTGGAATGACTATCGCGCAAAGTTTCTGCAATCAGACACCCCAGCCACCGATGCTTTCCTGGCTGAAGTACGAGCGCAGGGCGTGGATGCTGCTATAGAAGCTGCAAAAAATCTGGTGGCCCAAGAATATGAGTATAAGGATTTCAAAGCGGCGCAGAGTGATTGCTGTATGCACCCTGGTTCAGACCTGGTAGGGAAGGTTGAAATGACTGAGTGGTTAGTTGACTTTGCTTCCCAGCTTCGCAAAGGAGTGCGGTCATGAGCAACATCGATAAACGCGCATTACGTCATAGCGCAGAAAGCATAATCGGCATTCTGGAAAACATTGCCGGGTTCGAACCATCTGATATCGACGGCGACTCTGTAGAGCTCCGCTTTGAAACTGAGGACGGTTTCGATACTGGTTGTGACGTTAGCATTGTTGACCAGTGCCAGAAAACCGCTGATGTAGTTCGGGCGCTGCTGGATGAGCTGGAAAGAAACCAGCAATACATCAAACGCCGCGACCAGGAGAACGAGGATATTGCGCTAACGGTAGGGAAGCTGCGTGTTGAGCTGGAAGCCGCAGAGAACAACCTTATTGATAGTGAGTGCCATGTTGCTGAACTGGAAGAAGCGCTACACGATAAGCAGGCGTTACTTGAAGCATCAGAGAAGCGCATAGCAGAACTGGAAGCCGAACTTGTAAGCCAGACTTACAAGTTGAACGAGCTGTCGGGCAACTCTCCGGTAACTCCGGATGGTTGGATAAGCTGTAGTGATCGAATGCCAAGCGAAGAAGATGTTTTGGTTTATTGCTCAGACACAAAAGAGCAGATGGTAGGGTTTCACAAAGGTAAAGGGTTATTTCAATTCTTTTACATGAATGGTGTTGAGGGGGTATGTGAGCCGTCACACTGGATGCCGCTACCAGAGCCTCCACTTTGAAAGCGAAGCTTATACATATCTTTTACATCAGCAATCTATTGTTAATCTCCAATCAATGTTACGTTGTCATCTCACTCATGCTTTGGAGGTAGTGATATGTCTTGTCCAAAATGCGGTTCTGGAAATATTGCAAAAGAAAAAACAATGCGTGGATGGTCTGGTGATTATGTGTGCTGCGATTGCGGATACAACGACTCTAAAGACGCATTTGGAGAGCGTGGTAAAAACGAGTTTGTTAAAATTAATAAAGAACGCGAAGGCAACGAAAAAAGCTAATTTATTTATTCATATATTAATACAATGTAACCAATATTCGAATTGAAGAACTGAAAGAACACCAAGCCGCCTGATGGCGGTTTTTTATTGCCTGATTTGCAGGTTCGATTCCCTATTCGGAGATAGCACTCATGCAACACGAACTACAACCTGATTCACTGGTTGATTTGAAATTCATCATGGCTGATACTGGCTTTGGTAAAACCTTCATCTATGACCGGATTAAGTCCGGAGACCTGCCTAAAGCTAAAGTTATCCACGGGCGAGCAAGATGGTTATATCGTGACCATTGTGAATTCAAAAATAAGCTCTTAAGCCGCGCCAATGGGTAA